CGAGTACACAGTGTTTATAGCTACATCGGGTTTCTCGCTTTGAATCTGCTTAACGATCCAGTTTCGATAAACAGAGTCTACGTAGATGTCGGGTTTGACAAACCCGATGATACGGTCCGCATAGGGTGCGTACAGCTCGGCGATGTGTTTTTGACACACAACTATAACACGAGAGGGTCTTCCGCACATTATGATGTGATCGAGAACTGGGAGCGCCAACACGTTGTCACCAATTGAATCGGTCCGTATCCAAACGATTGTTTTGCCTACTAGGTCCAATGTCATCCGTTAGTAAAAGTTCCTCCCGTACTTTTTAACGAAGTCTTCCATCACTTCGGGGTGGGTTCCTTCGAACTTTACGGTGTAGGATAGTTTGTCGCCGGTCCAAACTCCCCACTCCTTTTCGATTTCTCTTCTGTTTTCAGGTGTCCACTTCAGGAAGCATTCGTTGTACCATCTTCTCAAGTCAACACCCCAAATGTTCCCCCATCCGTAACGAGAGTACAGTTGGATTTTTTGGTACACTTGTTCTTTTAGAACATAACTGTAGTGAAACATTTCGAGGCCCATCCGTCTGGTCTGAAACCCGTCAACGACTTTCAGTCTGTCGGCGGTTACACCGGAGGAAGTGTACAGTAAGGTGGGTGGACGGTGACTGATAAATCGAGCGTCCTTTCTAAACCTGAAGATCCGCCTGTAATGCATGGAAGGCAGTTCGAAAACCGAAGACACAAAGATGTAATCCAAGCCTTTCCAGAAGTTGTAAGGAATGAAATTGATTTGGGTAACGTCGGGGTTGTCGCGCAAAAATTGCTTGATGCGCAAAATGTGATCTCTTTTGTAAACTTCGTCCGAGTCGACCAACCATATGTAATCTCCGGTGACGTATCTGAGTGCGGTATCCTGCATATCGACCTTTTCGGGCCAGAGGCCTTGGATGAGTTTGATCTTCCTGTCAGGATCGGGGAACTTTTTGATAAACTCTACGGTTCCGTCTTTTGATGACCCATCGGGGTTTGCTGCAAATCTTGCTGCACTAACCGCCCCTTCAACAATGATTACTTCGTGCGCAAAAGGATAAATGGCTTTCAGGGAGTACTCCAGAAAAGGCATGCCATTGAGAACAATAGTGATGAAGGAAATTTTTACATCATCCACGCTCGATCACCTCCCCTTCTGAGGTTAGGATCCATTTTGTGCGGTCAATTCTTCCACGTTCTAGCTCCTCGCGCGTGAGCAGCGAACGGTTGAACATTGCCTCAGGTCCCGACCATGCTTCTTCCTTCCCTCCCTTGAGGTGTGACCAATCGTGGTTTAGGTGGACCGCCCAAATGCATTGGGTTGCGTCGACGACGAACGCACCGCGTCTGAGCGCATCCGAAAGAAGCCAGTTGTCCCAGCAAGTTCGACCTAACACAAAAGGTGGGATTTTACCCCAAAAGCCTTTGGGAAAGATGAAGTAATCAATCCCTGTTGGCGCGTGAAGCTTTTTGGGCGCCCTTCGTATATCCTCCAACGTCATTGTGTCTTCCCAATCGCAATCCCACCGTTGCCCTACAATCAGGAAGTTTTTCTCCGTCCGATTAAGAACCGATCGAACCGCTTTCTCAACCCCGCCTAGAAAGACGATGTCTGCATTTGTGTACATTAAAACTGAGTGAGTACCAAGGCAATCCAGAGATTTGAACAACTCGCTTACAATGGGAGCGTCGGACCTGTCGCTTGTTTTCACCTCGAAAACACGTACCCCTTCAAGTGGAGGCACAAACTTTGCGAACAAAATTATGTCGTCGGTGAACTCAAACCAGCTTCGTATCGCGAGTTCTTGGAGCTTCGCAAGCTTCCCGACGAACCGCTTGGGAGCTGTCCCTACGCTAATCACGCGTTCCCTCGTTTCAGTCTTACCGCTTTTTTCAGAAGCCTCAAGGGTCGTTTTACGAACTCGTCAAACAGCTTAATGTCCTGCCAGGTTCGAACTTTCTTTTGCAATCGAGAGTCTTCGTGCAGTTTGCGAAACTTCTGGATCGCCTCTTCGATGCTGTCACACAACATATCGGGGTAACAGATAATGCGGTGATAAGGACGTGTCTTGTCCCCGATACACAAACACCCTGCGGACGCTGCGTCAACAATGCCTTGTCCTGCGCCACCTTTCCGACCAACCGCGATGTAGTATTTACATGTCCCCAATTGTTGGAGATAGGTTTTTGCGTCCCCAAACGCGGGTGGGTCGGTTATACTGTAAGGGGACCTGTTAACTCTGCTGTAGCATACCGTCTTGCACTTCAGCTTTTTCTGTAGGTCATTCAGTACGCCTTCCGCCTTTGGACCGTATAGCTCCGTACGCGCAAGCGTTGTGAGCGTTCTCCATTCAACCCAAACTTTTTCTTCTTTGTGTTTCGCAAACAGCTTGCGCACCAGTTTTGGATGTCGAGGATACGGGAAGGAGACTGCAGCGGGGAGATGGTCGAAGTCATTTGGCGCGTCCAGAGCGTGTGCGAGAAACAAATCGTACTTCCCAAAGGGTTTTCGCAAGGAAGCAATGTAGTTAGGATCGCTGTTCTCGTTGCAGAAATATGCAAAGACAACGCCAGGCGGAACCACAAGGTGAGGGAGAATAGGATCGAGAGTGATCACAATGTCGTATTGGTGCAAGGGGAGTTCGTCAGTTTTTGTAATATTGGTGACGTATTTCTCTGTAAGGAGCTTGAGCCTGTACTTTATCACTTCCTGGATGTACCAGTTTGATGTTTGTTGTGGAATTACGTACCAGTCGGCTTTCAGTAGGCACGTTGCTTCCCACAACGAGGCTTTCCCAGGCCAAAACTTAAAGAGAGTTTCCCAATCTTGCCAGGGAACACTCGACCAGGGACCAAATACGTCCCAGTGTTGCTTTATAAAAGCGACTTTCATGTCCCAAGGCCGAAACCATTATAGGCGCACTGGAGCTCTTTTCCCCTGTAGATTCTCCAGACGTCAAACACAATGTGTTGTGATGTGAACGCACGATAGAGTTTTTTGTATTCCTTGTGTGGAACCATTACTATGACGACCTCGGAACGATTGATTGCGTCTTTTGGATCTTCTTCGTACTGAATAAGGTCGCCAAACATGTTTCTTGTGCGTTCCAACGCGAGGGGGTCGCTCACGACAATTTGCAATCCGTGTGCAAGCAGTAGGTCGATCAGTTTGTGGGAGGGTGACTCAGTGGTTTCTGACGTTCCCGGTTTAAAGGAAGTACCAAGCACACAAACGCGGCGCTTCCCCGTTTCGACGACCCTTCGCACGAGATACCACAACACAAGTTCGTTAACTTTTTGAACGGCTTCGGGGAAGGGCAAATGTTGGTTGAACTTTGACATCAAGGCCCTGAAGGCGTTTACGTCTCGCGGAAAACATGTCCCTCCGAAAGGTGCACCGCACTTGAGAAACTTCGGGGAGATTCTGGGGTCCTTCCCCAAAATGTGAGTTACTACATCTACGTCCGCACCGGGAAACATTTCACACAGAATTCCTGCGAGGTTTGCAAAAGAGATTTTAATAGTGAGGAATACGTTCAAGAAGACTTTGGCGAGCTCCGCAGTAATCAGGTTGGTCCGGATGATGTGCGCTTCTTTTAGCAGGAGCTGTTGGTAGAAAGCTTGTGCTGCTTCCCCTGAGACACTGTCCTTTTCCCCGATCACTACAAAACTCGGTTTGAGAAAGTCGTCGATCGCTGAACCTAAAGCGACAAACTCGGGGCAGTACGCGTAGAGGTACTGAAGGCCTTTCTCTTCCAGTCGCTGGAACAAAGGAAGGATCTCGGTTTGAGATGCCCCTGGGAAAAGCGTGCTACCTACAATGTACAAGTGTATTGGTTTCCGAGCTTCAATTTGCGCGTCGATCAATGAGGAAATCGCGTCTGTGACGTGAACGGAAGAAAATTCTCCGCTTCGCTTGCTTGGAGTGGGGGTCAAGATGACCGAGATGTTGGTTTTTTCGATTGCCTCGTGGTACTGAGTGGTGAAGTGCAACAAAGAACGGTGCGAGGTGAGAAGATCTTGCGCTTTGGGTTCGTACCAGGGAAAATCGCCTGAGTTGAGCTGAAGAACCCGAACTTCGTTTTTGTCCACCCCAATGGTTTCAATACCTCGTGAGGCACAGCAGAGAGCAAAAGGTGCGCCTAGGCGTCCCAGCCCAATGACCGAGACCCGGCTAAAGATATCCGATCCACCCGCTTGGGGGCTTGAGTTTGATAGGTTTGCTTGGGACATCTCCGACTACCTCCACTTTCTCGTCTGGTTCTTTGAATCTTAACTTCTTGGGATCGAACCCCACCAGAGAAGCGGTGACCCAGTCAACCGCTTCAATCGAAGACCCCCCGATTAAAAGTCCCAAAGGTTTAGGTGTTGGGTTTAGAGGACCCTCACCTTCCCCCGCAACAACCGCGTCGACTAAGCAGACAACCCTTCGCGGACCGTAATTGTGCAGGATGTACAGTAGGTCATGGATTGCGCGCCATAGTGTGTCGTTTCCGTACCACCCTCCACGGTCGTGAGGATGAAGTTTGAGACCTAGCAGATCTTTGAACCAAACCCCGTACAAAACCCGATACAGGAGGTCGCATATCCACTTGCGCCTGCCCAAGAACTTCTCGTACATAAACATCTCGAGTCGCGAGAGAAGTTTTGACCGCCGTGGAATGTTTGGAGGATATTGGTCTACGTCCACTCGGAAATGAGGAACGCAGTTTTTGTTTGTCACAATTCCAACCAGGTTTTTTGCACAGCAAGTTATCCCGACTTTCTTGTGTGTCTTGAGCTTGGGTAAAAGGATCAGAACGTTTGACTTGAGAAAGGTGCGAGACACCACGTACTTGTGTGTACCTTTTTTGTGGAACTCGCGGGTCTCTTTTACCCAAGGTGCCGCGCCATACAACCTATCAAGGTAATTCAATTCTTCCAATTTTGACTTTGTTCCTAAGTCGATAGTTTCCTCGCCAAGTGGATCACCCGCCAACGGTTTGATCCTCGAGTACCAATGGAAGTCCTCGCTCCAATAAGGTCGTAGATCGAGAAACTCTACTTTTGACCCATACCACTCAATTAAGGAGCTCAAACCGGTGCGATCGAGAAGCTCACTCCAGTTGCAATTGTACTGAGGTGCGTCCGCCACTATGACTTTCCCTGTCGGTCCAATTGCTTTTAGTGCGTAGTCGACAACCGCGCGCACCACAGAAGGATGTGTTACAGTCGCTTCTATGTTCCTCGATCTCGAGAAAACCAAGTTCGGTTTAACCAAGACTGTATCTCCTGGTTTGATAACTTCCCCTAACGGGTTCCAGTCTTTCGTACCGTAGTGTTTGGCATCGTAACCCAGTAAACGAAAAATTTCTCTGACTCCCCCGTACACAAAGTTGTCTGACTCGGTAAGGACTGGAGAGTTCATCTCCGGGTACTTTTCGCTCGGATGAAAAGGTGCCTTTGACGGATAAAGTGGTTTCACTCTCGTGATCGCGACTCTCACCTTGAAAACCTCGTTCCTCTCTGTTACAAGAAAGACATGAACCTTGATGATCTCAGTTTCGAATGGTTCGTTTGGTTTCGTGACCCAAAAGCAAAAGCGTATCCTGTTGACTTGATTTGCTGGGTCGATTCCAACGAGCTCGACAAGATTGTTGAACGCTTCGACAGAGAGTTTCTCAAAAAAGCTCTCGCGAAAATCAAGGAGCAGGAAAAGTGACCGAGAGGGTAATTTACCTGTTCGGGGCGTGGAGGAAGATCGTACGCCTGCGAATCGGGAACGAGATCAAGGAAGGATTCTGGGTAACTATTGCGGGGCAGAAACGCTTTATCCCCCTAGACAAAATCTTTAAGCTTTCGTACCCAAGGGACTTCAAGCTTCTCGAAAGTCGCGTTGAGTTCTGGTCCGAGAAACTCACCAGGGCGAACTTAAACCGCGTGGTGCACGAGACGATTCTTGGCAAGGAGATTCCGTGCATTCCCGCCTTCAGATTGCTCCGCAGCATGTACCCTCCTTACGTGGTACGGAAGGCCGACAGAATACTGTGGTGGTTTTGGTCCGAGAAAATTGATCTGAGCGCCGCACGCGCTCTCGCAAACCAGCAGATTAAGTTAGATCCCCTTACTCATAGTTACCTGTGTGACCTTTGGGCGTTAACCCAAGCAGTCTACCGTAAGTTGTACCCAAACACTAACAAGATAACCCTGTATCGAGCGATCAATGCCGAGAGCTCGTTGCGCGTAATGCGAAATCTGATGCGCGGCGTGGGTCTAAAGACCTACAACTTGACCGTTTTCACCGAGAGTAGAGACTTGGCACGGATTCACGCGATCGCCGGTGCAGACCGCGCAACGATTGAGAGGAGCGGCGCTGGACTCGTGGTGAAAAAGGAGGTACCGATTTCCAACATTTTCTTCTCTTGGAGAATCGCGGGAAAGGGTACGGGACAAGAACTTTTAGTGAAACAGCAGGTCGTGAAGCCGCGTGACATTGTAATCCCACGGTTTGTTGAACTGTACCCGAAAGGAGTGGCGGAGGTTGAAACCGACTATGGCGTTCTGAACCTCACTTTTCTCGCGCGAACTGAAACACTCGCGGGGTACAACACCAAAGTCCTCAGACAGAAAGCGCTGAAGAAGATCTCACGAAACGAGTTGACTTGGGAGTCGGTCCTTCGATACACTGACTACATCGCACTGTACAACGACAACTCAGTATTCTTGCTCCCCGAAAAATACTTCCGCTTACTCCTTCAGCAGAAGAAAATGTACGGCGGTGTGATTCCTCGCCGAATTGACCCTCTCAAGTTCGACGTTTTCCACTACTTTATTCCCCTTGAGGACATCGCCCCTCTCGTGAGAACCAGAGAACTTGGGAGTCCTTTTTTGCGAAACATCGAGCACTGTTATCTTTGCCTCCCTGATCCAGATGTGTTCCTTTTGGAGGTTTCTCCTAAGAGGACCGTGGAAGTCATCAAGCAGTACTCGAGGGTGAGAAGGCGCAGAAAGATTTACCCAAGGACCTAAGCGAGTCTCCTTTGGTACCTTAAAAAGGTAACTTTAGCTCTTGCACCAAAAACTTGTGTTTTCCCCGACCAGTTCTCGGTATCTCGTTGACCTTTCTGAATAAAAGGTGGGTGTCCGGTAGTTTTGCGGATAGTGCTTTGCGCGCTTTCTCGATTCCCTTTTCCAGCGCTTTACCCTCGAGGCGTGGAACGAAGTGAAACTCAACTACCCCCGGGGTCCTTTGACGCAGTTGAAATTGCCAAAAGGCGTCAAACACATCATCGTGCATGTTGATGCACGTGAGCGGGATTAACCTGCCTTTTGAGGTGACGATGAACTCGAGTTCACGGCCTTCGACCCTCTCCCAGATCTGGTAAGGTAATCCACACTTGGGACACCCCTCACCTTTGTAAACTGCCAAGTCCCCAGTACGGTAACGAACAAACAGTGTCGCGTCCATGATAAAAGAGGTTGCGACAATCTCGCCCACTTCTCCGGGTTCAGTAACTGGTGTGTCGGTTCCGGGGCGCAGAAGCTCAACATAACCGTAGAATGGGAGCACGTGGTAATCGGTTGTGTACTTACACCAGCCAGCTAGTGCGGCACACTCATAATGTCCGTAATGTGAGAAAATCGTACAACCAAACACTTTTTTGAGCTTCTCCAGCTGGAAATCATACACGTTTTCGGAGGCAAGCAGTATGCCTTTCAGAGGCGGGAATTCCAACCCAGTTGCCTCCAACAGCTTCGCCAAAAGGTACCCGGCACTGGGGTAACACTTCAACCACAAAGGTCGATATTTCCATGCCGCCTCAACAAACAGCGATAAGTGTTCTTCGTCCAGATGGTAGGAGGAGCACCGCAGCTCGAACAACTCAGGAACCTCGACGGTCAAATTGTCCAGGACCAAACCTCTGAACACGATTTGACGGTCACCTTCCTTCCAACCTACCCGTTCGTACTGGTGAGCTTTGGAGGCGAGTTCGCGCGAAAACGCCAACCATGAGCGGTAAAAACCAAAGGGATGCCCTGTCGTGCCTCCGGTGGTAACATAGTCGCCACACTCCAAGGTGAAATCTTCGACGTTCTTCATCATCTCGTACTTGCTGGTGGTGGGGAAGTTTCGAATGTCTTCCAGGGTTTTTAGCTCGGCTGTCTCGAACTTCCTCCTGTACCCTGGGGTGAGGAGAGCCCTCGAGATTACCTCGCGTAGTTTTTGCAGTTGCCAGGTTTTGATTTGGTCGACTGACCAATGCTGGGCGCGAGAGAGAAAACTTTTCCACCGAACGTAATGGGGGTTGGTGAGGTCTTTGTGTACCATTAAGAGTGGGTGACGACCTCTTGTAAAGCCTTCCTCACCTTACTAGCAATTTCCTCTGGGACGCAAATCGACGTGAGACAATCTATGTAAGGAGCGAGCTCGCCGAGTTCTTCTCTCAAGATATCAAGGAGACTCACGCCTTCTGTTCTGCTCATGTATGTGTTCGACCACAAACATATAACGTCGGTACCTGAGTCGTCCCACCCGAGGGTAAAGCAAACGTCAGGGATAAAAGGTTTTAGAACCTCGGTGAGTACCTCGATGATCTCTTCGCCTCGTTTTCTCGCCCCTTCAACAAGCCTAACGTACTCCTTAACGGTATCATTGAGTCCCTTCATCGAGACCCTCCGCCAAAGGTTTCAACGTAAGTTGTTACCTGCGACGACGCCTTCTTGTCGCAAAGTACCTTCCGAGGAGGCCCACAGCGAGTGAACCGACCCCAGCCATAAGCGTTAGTACGTTGAACTCGAACGCACGGATCCTGATGGTTTCAAGAAGTCTAGCGATACGGAGATACACACTCGCTCGCCTTCCCTTTCCCGCCGCGGCAGCGCGTTTCGCCATCTTTCTGAAGGTCATCCAAGTCATGTCAGAGGCGGCGTACAGTCCGAAATCGGCGAGACTAACCAAGCTGAGAAGCTCTCCCGCTCGTATGAGTGAATCCGTCCAGTTTCGGTACTGTCGGATTTTCTCTTCCTCAATGAAAACTTTTTGTCCTGTTTTGGTCGTTACCCACGCCCCTCGCTTTCCTCTCCAAGTGACGATCTTCAGAGCCCTTACTTCCTCCTCGTCCGTGGCGCGTTTGAATTGCTCCAAAAGTTTATGTTGTGTCAAGTTGGCGCGGTCGACTGCAACTTCAAAGAATATCAAACCTGAGTCAGTGTCGACTATGTCGTAGAGAGTAAGAGCGGCGTTAGACTCAGTCGTGGGTGTGAACCTAGAAGTGAGATGTATGGCGAACAGTTTGATCGCTTCATCCCTCTCTGGTACAAAGTCTTGTGGTTCTGCGCGCTTTATCTCCTCTTCGATTTGACTGAAGATTTCGTGCAGTGCTTGAGGGACTCGTTCTTTGTTAAAACGCTTAACACAGTACTGAGCGTAGTTTGATTGGATCCACGTAACGTCTCCTAACTTCTGGTACACATGAGCGACTTTGTCGATGGAACCAACGCGACGAAGTGTTCGCAAGATTTCTTCTTTGCGCTTCAGAAAAGCGTCACGGAACGTAACGAAAACACCCAACCCGATTCCGCGGGGACACACAAATGAGGTGACCTTAGGGTTGACGTTCTTTGGTGCAACTACGATTCCTTTCATGTCTCCATTTTTTACGTGATGGTTCGGGAAGTCAAGTTTCTTCGTCCGCCAACGCTTTCAAAATTTCCGCGTAGTGTATTATTTTGTCCATGTCTTTCTTTGAGATTGGGCGCCCGAGTTGCGAGCGGTTACGAAAAGCGTACTTGATGATGTTACCGATACAAAAATCCCGAAGCATGCCTCCGCTTCGCATCAGATCAATCGGTTCGACCCCGTCCACCTTATAGTGCTCAGAACCCTTCTGCTTTAGGTGTTCCATCTTTGCCCTCCTGTGCTGTGTGATCAATGCAAATTCTGCGCGCACCGCAATTGGGGCAGACTATAGCAGGTGGGTGAGGTGCTCCCTTCCACCCGCACGACAAACACTTTTGCATGTGGAGACCTCCCTCAGGGTGAACCCAACCGCGGTCAGCCTTAAACTGGAGATACTCACCACAGTGTACGCACCTCCTTTGCTTCGGTACTTCAACAGGGTGTTCCACTGGTACTACCTCGAGAATCTCTCCTTCGCCGAGCCATTCCCAAAACTTTTCTTTTGTCATCCAAACGTGAAAGGACTGTTCCCCTTTTTTCCTGATGCACACTTCGACTTTCTCTCCGTCTTTGGTTGTGTTGAGGAGACAAAAGGTAGAGTATTCGTTATCTGACGTCCATTTCAGGTAGGTGACTCTGGGGTGTATTTTTAGTGTTTCGCTCATCCTTTGCGGAGGCGCTCCTTTATGTGTTGTTCGATCCACCTGTAGGTTTTCTCAATCCCCACCCTTAAAGGAGTAGAAGGCGCCCAACCCAAAACCTGTTTGATTTTGGTGTTGTCAGAGTTCCTCCCTCTGACTCCTTGTGGTTTCGAGAGGTCGTATTTTAGCCTGAGTTTTTTCCCTGAGATTTCGATAATCATTTTTGCGAGGTCTTCGATCGCGACTAACTCGTCCGACCCAATGTTCAGTGGTTGGTCGTAGTCCGAGTTCATGAGCCTCCAGATCCCTTCCACACAGTCGTCGATGTAACAGAAGGAACGCGTTTGCTTCCCGTCTCCCCAAATCTCAATCTCGTCGCCGTCCCTCGCTAGCGCCACTTTTCTGCATAAGGCCGCAGGTGCCTTCTCCCTACCACCCTCGTAGACTCCGTAGGGACCGTAAATGTTGTGGAACCTCGCCACGCGCACATCCAAGCCTTTGTCCCTTTTATAGGCTTCACACAATTTCTCTGTGAAGAGTTTTTCCCACCCGTAAAATTGATCGGGCTGCGCAGGTATTGCGTCTTCTTCCTTCAACGCAGTGACGTTGGGATCGAGTTGTTTGTACTCTGGGTAAACACACGCAGAGGACGAAAAGAAAAAGCGTTTAACACCGTTTCGAGTGGAGGCTTCCAGCATGTTGATGTTGATGAGCGCGTTGTTCTTCATTATGTCCGCACCCACTTGAGTAATGTATCCAATTCCACCCATGTCGGCGGCCAACTGAAAAACCCAATCGACACCTTTGGTGAGCGCCATACATATCTCGAATTCGCGCAAATCGCCTGTTATTTTTTCGTGACAGAAGGGTTCTGGGATAAAGCCGTCCCACTTGATGTCAACCGCAATCACATAGAGACCCTTTTTGTACAGGAACTTTGCGAGGTGACCTCCGATAAAGCCGCCTGCACCACAAACTAAGACCTTCACACGCGTACCTCCTTTACGCTGTCGCTTCGTATTGGTCCTCGAGAATCTCTACCTCCAGTCGAACCTTTGCGATTGGTTTCCCGTCAAATTCTCTGACCAAGACGTACTTGTCTTCTTCCTCGTCGTCCTCCTTTAGGGTATAACCCTCAGCGACAACAAAACAAAGAACGCTTTCGACCTTCATCATAAGGTTTCCTTTTGATCCGCTATGCGAGGCGGGTCATAAAGAAAAACATGGTGAACAATCCGATCGTCATCCGTAATCTGTAGGATGCAACCACCAACATCCGGTTGCATCCTACCATACAACCTGAGATAAACTTTATTCGGTACCCAAGTACACCAACAGGGAATGTGGAGCATGTACTGGTTGTTCTGCTCCATGTAAAGGTAAAAGTGTCTGTGTGCCTTCACGATCACGTGTATCGGGGGGATTTTCCCTATACCAATGGCGGCGTTCACAAATAGGTTCTCTCTATCGAGAGATGTTGCGCGGTACACAATGCCTCCTCCAGTTCCGTGTAGAATCAGAAAGACCAGTTTGGAGGGCGCAAACTGACACACAGACACCGACCCCTTCCACTCGCCACCTAAGAGCTGGACCACTGTTTGATCAGCGCTCACCCCACCGGGTAAGACGTGATACCCGGAGCCTTCAACGCCGTACACTTTGCGCCCTTCACACAGTGGGCGCAACAGTTCCACAGCCATGTTTATCTGGTCGTTTAAATCGACCATAACCAAGTTACGCCCAAACCCTCTCGGATTGGGGCCCTCCACAAGATCTCCCATGAGGAAAATGGTGTCAACTTCGAGTTCGTCACACTTCTCACAGAAGTCTTGGAAATACTTATAGAGTGTGAGTTGCCCTTCATTGACTCGGAGGACGTTCCCCTCACGTGTCGTGTAGTTTTCAGGTGCGATAGCGAAGCGACTTCCTACGTGTAGGTCACCTACAAAAGCGATAGATCTTCTCATAACACTTCCACCTCCGTCGAAGCAGGTTCGGGGACGGGTGGACGTCGGTAGACTTTGCGCCAGCTCCTACCACAAACATTGCACCTCCAATCCCTTCCTGACGAAGTGGGGATAGCCCCACACTCTGGACAACGAGGGCGGTCAGGGGGAAGAGGTGTGCGAGGGTGCCTTACCTTAACCCACTTACGCCCGCACTGTCGGCAACGCCAGCTGTTACCGTGCGAAACAGGATTTGGAGCACCGCACTCAGGACAGTTTGGTCGTTGCTCTCTCATAACATTTCTTCCAAGCCTTCCAAAAACAGCGCTCTTTCTGCTTTCCTCCTTCTTACTAGTCCCCTTAGTTTCCTCCCACCCGCATACACCCATCTGAGAAACTCATCCGCTGCGTCACCGAAATCCTTGCTGTTCAGTTTGCGGCGCAGGGTGGAGGCTCTGAAGGCGTAGAGACCGACGTTGAACGAGAAGCTGATAAGAGCATCCATCATCCACGGGTGTATCGTGACCTTTATCAGGGGCCACAGTTTTAGTTCCACTTTTGCCAAATCTGTGATTAGCAATCTTTCCGCTTCCTCTTCTGTAATTCCGTCTTTGAAAAGCTCCTCCTCACCAGGTCTCACCACGTGTCCATATCCGATTGTGGGATATCCTGCAGGACACCGATAGATGTGTGGAACAAATCCCTCAAATCGTTTTACGAGTTCCACACATCTTGGTGTCATCCCTCCTTCCTCCCAAACGTCCTCTTGAGTGCCCTTCGACCAAACCAGAATGTCAAAATCAAAGCAACGAACTCCTGGTCCATCGGAGTCCAAACGGTTGCCAAACTACCCGCCTGTTTTGCCAGTTCTAGTTTGACTATCAGCCAACATGCTCCGATCAGGTATGTTAGCGTAGGTCTCACTGTTTGGTTGTACAAGTTCCCTATTACTTGTAGCAAGTCAACCCAGAACTTGCCGGTAGGTCTTATTGGTTCGGGCTTTGCGAACTCGTAGGCTGCTTTATCCATTTCGATCGCGGCCATCGTTTCCGCTTCAGCCACGCGAATCTGTGCCATTTCCTTTTGGTACTTGAGCTGTAGCTCGAGCATTTCCAATTCCTGTTTGTGCTCCTGCTTTTCCTTCCATATCTTAATCAGTTCGGGAACCACTGAACCGACGAGCCCCAAGATTGCACCAGCAATCATGTACGTTCACCTCCTCGTTACTCTGGTTTATTTCTTCCCTTCTTTCAGAAGTAATTCCAGCTCGGACTTCTTTCTGGCCTCTTCCCTTCTCTTCAAGCACTCCTCATACGACACGGAGGGGTCGAGCAGAAAGTCCATCATCTGATCGCGGAAGAACTTGTTGATCCTCCAGTAAGGAATGATATAGCCCATGTGAGTGATCGGATCCGCCGCAAAACCCGTGAGAATGACGCTAATTCTGGCGGGCATCCCAATTAAGGTCCAGTCCTTTGTTGCGAAGGTGGCACCTCCTGAGTTACCGAATACTGACGGGGCTGTTGAGAGCATATAGTCCCTGTTGTCTATCACATCTTTAAACCCACAAATGTTCCCCACTGTAGCGATTGGTTCGTGACCCAGAGCAGCACCGATAGTAACCACTTCTTCGAAATACTTCACTTCGTAGTCATCTGGTGCGACCTTCGCGACGTATTTGCGAGGTGTGGGGTCCAGCAGTCTCAGGAGAGCGAGGTCTTCGTTCTTGTCGTAGGCAATTATCTCCGCTTTTATCTCTTCAGCACCAACTGCTCGGTCTTTCAGGTCGTACTTGAAAAAGTCAACGTAAACCTCGCTCAAAACGTCCTTCTTCACCATCCTCTGAAGGACCGAAGACCACTCTTCCTTGATGGTGATCGCGTCGTCAACCACATGCTCGCAAGTCAGCACAAACGTTCCGTCTCGTTCGTTGGACCATATCACTTGACCAGATCCGCCCGATTTGTTTGTTCTGACCCTCACGCAAGGGTAGAGGGCCTTTTCGTAAAACTCTTTTCTTTGCGCTTCTGTGAGCCTCATGATACACCTCCCGAATTATGGTCCTGTGAGGTTTTCAACTCATCATCAATTGCCTTCAAGAGCAGGCAAAGAAGACAACCCTTGCGGAGCCCCAGTTCATTGTACTCCAGGTTGGAACGCGGACATCCAGCGTACTCGTGCAACATAATGTCATACTCTCTTGTGATGGTCTTGATAAAAAGTAAGGACAGCTGCGCTAGACTTCTGTTCATTGTATCCTTTACGTTTCTGCGATCTTTAGCCAGTTGGTCCCGTCACTCACTATCGTGACGGAGTTCCACTGCGACGAAAGAGAAACGGAAGAATTTCCATCGATGGTCGAAGACCCAGCGTCAATCGTAACACCATAGGAAGAAGAATCGGTCTTCTTGATTACATAAAGGCGCCCTTCGCAGTTTGAAGCTCCCGGTAACGTTACTGTGACCGTTCCGCCTGAGGCGTCGACCGCGACCACACAGTGAGTGGCTCCCAAAGTGGTACTCATGGTAATTGCGGTGACTGCGACAGCGAGAGACCCCTGAGACTGCAAAACCGAGTGTGGGTCTGCCGTTGTAGACCCCACGATCAACCGCTCAGGTAATCTAAGGTGCCCGTTGGAGTCCAGCACCGGGATTTGACCCGCGACAGGTTGATCGGACGAATCGTGTCCATCCAGTAGGTCCGCGTCAAGTCCTGATCCTGTCCCATCTACGTTTTTGACCTTGTTGAGCACAGTAGTGTCGTCAACGTTACTCAAATCTGTGTCCGCCTTTGTGTCCGCGTAGGCTTTGGTTGCAGCATCTTGTGCTCCGGTTGGATCGGCCAAGTTCGTTATTCTGTGTCCTCCCCAATCCATGTCCGCGGTTGGGGAATTGGAACCGTCTACAGCGAGAAAGTGGGATGCATGCTGCCCGTCAAGCTGATCCGCATTCAACCCCGTTACAAGCTGTCCCTGCGCGTTAGCGCCTAATACAAAGGGAGCACCCGTGGAAGGGGGGTTGAAAGTGTGTTGAGCGGATATTGTTCGAGCAGTTGAAGTGTGTACGTATTGTGTGTGGTCGTCATCCGAAAGTCCCGTAAGAGTTCCGTGGTCTATCGCCGCGACGTTAAACTCGGCGGTTAAGTTGAGCACTATGGTGGAAGAGTTAATTGCTCTCCCTATAACCTGCCGATAAGACGCTGGAGGTGTAGTGGTGATCTCACCTGCCGAAGTTGACAAGTAGTACAAAGCCCCCGCGGACAGTCCCGAAAACTTGGAGCACTTCCCTGCAAATTGCACCCAGACAGTTCCCCCAGCGCTGGCGCCCTGATACACAACTCCAACAGCGGGTCTTCTGTCCGGGTTGTCGGCATCCGCTTTATAAACCTGACCTGAGGAGGCGTCAATACATACGACTTGGCCTTCGCTTAGGTTTTCACCGGCTGTAGCTTGGAAACAAGGCGCACCGATTGCGTCAAGTAGCCTCTCTAAATTGGAGTTGTAAAGAAGGTGCCAGTTGAGAATATTACCCATAGTTTCCAGATCGTATGGATCGAGGAACGCCATGTGACCTCCTTGTTAAAGGATCTTCCTGAGAAGGAACTTTACCTTTGTAAGGAAGTTAAGAGCGGCGGCCTGTGCATCACCGTCTAAGTTCTTCACCACCTCATCATGAAGCTTTCTCAGCTCTTCTTCGAGTTGCTCGCGCAGCGCTCGCGTGCGCCCTGTTACTCGTGCGACAACGCATAAAGCAACGCCCGCTAAAACCCCAATCACAAACGCTAACACGTACCACATTTTATCCCTCCTTCAATGTACTACTAAGATATTCTGTTAAACTCTCCAGCAGCCTATCAAGGTTGAGATTTTGACACTTACCTCCAAAAGGACAATGGAACTGGTCGGGGACACCAGCCCAAGGTCTGTTGCAAGGGTGCAAAGGACACACGTTCTCCTCTATGTAGTTCCAGTGGATGTCGTACGACAAAATCTGCGGGGGTGTTGCCATGAAGATGAAGAATCCGGGTTTTTTGACTGCCGCCGACGCGTGACACATCCAACTGTCGATCCCAACGATGGCATCAGCGGCGGTAACCAGCGCCATAGAGTATCGCAACTCTAGGTCGGGGTGTATAAAGCCTTGCAGATGCGGTTGCTGCAGATTTCGCAAAACCAACACCGTCCCGTGCTTGGATAGCTCCTTCGCAAGCACTTCCGCGGTTTCCTTTTTCAGGGACCTTACCTGAAATGTTTCCCAACCCAAGTGTGTTGACGCACCCCAGGGTTGAAATAGGATCACCGGTTTGTCGTACTTTGACAGGTATTTTTGCGCCCATTCCAGTTCGCGATCCTCAAAGTAGAGGGAAACGCACTTGCTTTGGGGAGGGGGCTCGGTACCCCAACTGCGGAACCAGGCTTCCGTTATATGTACTTTCTTGTTCCTGAAGTCCGCCACAAAGTAGGGGTCAACTTTGATCAAGTCCTTTGACTCCAAGAGAGGATACAAGTCAGAGTCAGGACGTCGTACCTCGCCAACAAAGGGATTGTGCGCGTACACTTCTGCCCAAGAACAAATCAGGTCGACTGGGTACCCGATCTGCTCAGATATCCAGCGCACAAAAGGCGTTGAGGAAATGATCTTTCCTATCCCCCCTTCAAGAAAGAGAACGAAATCGGGCTTCACGGCTTTTCCTCCTTGGTGCGATTCTTGATTGTCTTTCGACTCTTTTTTACATTTACCACGTGAGCCTGCTCATCACCCGTGGCTTGGGACCTGCAGTTGCGCGTGTTGTAGAAAAAGAAATTACCCGCTACCGTTACCTTATGCCTCCTGAAGTCGAAGTTCGCGCTGTTTTGGTCGCGAAAAAGGAACAGCGCAAGAAGATTGAGGTGGACGCCAAATGGATTCCATCAAGATTAGCTTAGTGAAACCAACAACGCTCAAATTCAAGTTAACAGTCTCGGGCACACAGAAAGCACCCGAGGTCGCGCTGCAATTCCCCTTTCGCGAAAGCGTCGACTTCAGCGTAAAAGGAAAAGTCGAAGGAGAATACGCGTACGTAACTATTCCAGTACTAAAGGGCTTAATTGAGCAAGAGGTTTTACCCGCGAAGTTGGTCGCTGTCATAGACGATGTGTACACTGAGCCTTGGCGCGGGGAGCTTGTTGTTGAGAAGCAACCCAAGGCGGTCGCCACCCTCGAGAGCGTTCGCTCTTTGTTTGTTACGGAAGATTGGGAGCGGTGCGCCACCTTCGACCGCGCAGCTTTTGTTGTGAGGTTCGAACTACCTCGTATTCTCTGTTTTGTCGACGAAAGGAAAGCGAAACCAGGGAAGCGTTCCGCAATCGGCTGGAAAAAGCTCATCAGGAGGTTTCCTACCCTCAAAAAAATACCAAAACGCTTCCGAGATCCTGTAAAAGTCGCGCTCATAGGTGCAAAGCCTCCTGAGAAGGGAAAACGGTTGCTGAGTTCCACACATTTGACTCGCAAATTTGTTGTGGTCTATGATCTTGGGGACGAGTGGATAGAGACAGCGGTAACTCGCGCTGTAGCGCAAATCGCATATTGGTCGGAGAAAGAAAGTTTGTGTCTTGATGACGAAGGACATGTACGTTATGCGGAACACCTGCGGGGTGAGGATCCACTGATTTACGCGTTGGAGGACGTCGCCGTAAGAAGTTGCATTTCTTTGAAAGAAGGACCTGTAGGTAAGGTTTTTTCCGAGTGGTGGACACACTAAACCCTTCTTCGTTCGTACACATTCTCTTCTGAGGGGTTTCCGTCCTTGTCAAAGAGATCAAATCGAGCCAACTCGGTGGAGTTGTCCTCGTCGTAAAAGATCATTTGGTTGTTTTCGATCTTCCAGCGCCCGCCCTCTATGCCCTTGATGAAATCGACCGCCTGTTTGATGGCTTGGACAGTAGACTCTTTGGCCAAGTCGCTTACATCCGCCTTATATTGATCCGGATTATCGAGGTCGGCTTGGATACCATCGAGCTGATCACTCAATACTTTTAAATCATCGTTATCGGCTCCTCTTATATTAGCTTCGGCTTGACTAATCTTGCTCTCGATGGCGGATTGAGAGGCTGGGTCTGATGGTAGGTTGTCAGTCTTTGCCTTGATGGCCTGAACGGTCGCTTCCTTGGCCAGACCGCTTACATCCGCTTTATACTGGTCGGGATTGTCGAGATCAGCCTGAACAGCATCAAGCTGATCACTAATGGCTTTCAAGTCGTCGCCGTCGGCTCCCCTGATGTTAGCCTCGGCCTGGTCGATCTTGCTTTCGATGGCCGATTGAGACGCTGGATCTGACGGCAGATTGTCAGTCTTTGCCTTTATCGCTTGGACGGTGGCCTCCAGAGCAAGAGCAGAAACATTGGCTTTGTAGTCATCGATGTTCTCGCTGGGCACCGCCCTTTGATTTTTCTCTCCGAATGTCCCGGCAGTTTGGTGGTCAGTTATTACTTCATCCCATACTGCATCTGCTATCTCGTCAGCGGACGGATCGTTTAGGACGCCCTTATCATTGATGCGAGCTTGGACATTGTTAGAGGCATCAAATTGGAGGTTATCAGTTTTTGCCTTTATGGCCTGCACAGTTGCTTCAGATGCGCGGGAAGAGATTTGGGCGTCAATGTTTGGTTCAACGGCATTGCGATGGGCCTGAAGCTCATTCATAATCTCGTCCAGCGTGTAATCCAAAGCATCCAACTGCCACACAAGGTTTTTCATCGTTCTGTCTATCGTAATTTGAACCTCCAAAGGAGTATATCCGTCTTTTGTAATCCTTACTGTGTGGGGGTTGTTGTCTATGGTTTCCGTTGGGGTGTAGGTTATACTGACTATTGAATGTTCACTTGTTTCTCCATTGGGATTAGTTAATTCAGCAAAGACTAAACCACCGTTCTTATCATACAATTCTACTAAAGCGTTTTGAATAGGATTACCATCTTTATCTGTAACCTTGACCTTGAAGGTATAAGCTCGTTCAATTTTTGCATCTTCGGTTGGAGAACCACCCCAATTAATACTCCATCTCTCCAGTTCACAATCTGTTAGTCTTGCAGGTGCACTTAAACTTGCTGTAAGTATCTCTATATACTCTACATCTTTAAATATAGCGTTGTTTAGGTTATAAACTCGGTCAGAATACCAATAAACGCCATAGTAACAGAACTTTATCACAATATTTGTGAATGGATATGCTGGCTGGTAACCATAGCTCATACCGTAACTTGCATCCTCTATTGTTACATGGTTCATATCTAAATTTGGTCTTGGGGTAACAGCAGAACCACCACCCTGTATTAAACAATCATAAACTCTCGCTATTGTTCCATTTAAGTTTAATACATTTAGAAGCCCTTGATACCTTTCAGAAATTATTGCTGAGCCGTATAGCTCTACATTACTTTCTTCTTCACCTTTTATTAAAACAGACCAACTATTAACCGTTATATCTCGTGCATCTATTACACATCCTCCTGTTCCACTTCTTTTATCTACATCTCCAACACCCAACCTAAAGTATGCATGTCTTTTTACATCTATAAGTGTTTCGCCATAATCAAGAGTAACATCACTGGTGAAGATTGATGTTTTTCTAATATCAGAAAAGTATGTCCATGTAGATCCATCCCCTATTACCAGTTTAGACCTAATAACATAACTATCATCAGTAGGTTTATCCACAACTCCCCAACCATTAGTAACTGAAGCATTGTAAATATCCTTAAATGTGCAGGGACTGGACTCGGAGAATCCGGTTACCGTAATGGTGTTGGTGCTACTGTTGTAAGTAATCGGCATTTCAGACCCCTAAAGGATAATCCTCTGGAACCTGAGTGCACTTGCTCAGGTCAATCTCAACATCGGTGGTCGTCAGGTCTATCGTTCCAACATCATACGGTGCAAGCCAGTCTGGAATCTCAATTCCCTGAAGCTTCAGATAAGCAGCGTAGAGCTGTTTGTACCTGTCGGGAACATCTTCCCACGGCATCCTGTACCAGTCGTTGCCGTAAGGGAAGACGATCTCCCGCCCTGTGGGCGTCTCGTTGAGTCGGATTAAAGGAAAACTTACCTTAGCCATCTGTGACCTCCTTTTCGTTTAAAATCCTCCAATGAGTCTGAGAAACTGTGTTTGCACCCTTCGTAGTTCTCGTCTGAGTTGCTTAATCTTTCTTTGATTAACGTAGTGTGCTCCCAGCATACCCAAAACAACGCCCAACGCAAAAAGCAGGAAATCGTGTAACTCACCCCACCAGACCATCACGACCTCGTCACATAAATCTCGGACACTGGGGACTCATATGTTCCCACTTGAAAGACTTTAACACGGAAAGGTGAGGAAGAAACTCCATCGGCGTTTTGCATGTCCACAGTATAAGTCCAGGAAGTGGTTCCACTGCTCAGTTCAACTTCGCGCAACAAGGTAGACCCCGAATCGTTCCAGATTTGCAAAAGTATTTTACTGTGCTCCGGCGTTCCATCCCCGGGTTTTGAGGATCCCGCAACGGTGGTGCCAGCTCCGCCATTTCGTGAGGTCAAATACCACGAGATTTGAGCATCGGACGAAATAGGAACTATGTTTTTGGAGTTGTTGGCGTGGAGATTGTGAACAGGAAGAGGTCTGTACCTTAAACCTTGCCAACTGAAGGTGGTTGACTGTGCGTAGTCTGGGTCTCGAATTTTGATACCGAGCCAAAAATGGAGTGGAACAATAGTGAAGTCCAAGCTTTGTCCGATGTAAGACTCGGATATGTTGAACAGTGCGCCAGGCGATACCCTGATAACCCGTGCCCCCGCACTGTGTGAGGCCTTCTCCGTTCCGTAGGCGCCTCGAATTAACCCTGTGAATCTCCAGCCCTCGGTCGTTTCTTCGACATCTTTCGCAAAAATGATCTCGTTGTCGATCAACAACACATTCGTACCGTTCCACCAACCTTCCTCATCAGTGGAGGCCATCTCGAGATCCCACCACTCGCCTTGCGCCTCGATTGAAAGATCCTGGCCGGACGTGTACGTGTTCTGCGGCAAGGGATCCTTTAAAGTCCCGATGACGGCGTGCGGGATCTCTCTGCGTTCGATCAGACGGTCAGTCACGTACACGCAAACTTCGGCACCAACCAAGGTGGGGTTGCTCGCGTTTCTTTCCACCCAAACGAAGATGTTGCCGAAAGGATTTTCCTTGATTCCGTAGGGTGGATAATCGTGAACGAACGTTTCGCGCGCGACCTCTGCGTACTCAGGTTGCCATACGAAGGTCCCCGCCTCGAGTTCGACTTCCTCAACTGCCTCTACTTCGTAAATCCCATTGTCCCGCCTCAAAACCGAAGTCACCCTAAAGGTGCCCTCGAAATTGTACAAGCTGGACGAAAGAGTAAAAACGTCAAAAATACTGACCGGATAACGTGTTACAAATCGCGCTTCCAGCCGGGGGAAGGTAACCAACTTCAGCTTTCTTTGCGCAATTTTTTGCGCGACTTCTTTTGTGAAAATTGCATCCCAAGAAAACTCGGACAGCGAGAACACCTGAGCGCAAGCTTGTGCCGCGGGATCGGTAATGTAAATCCAGTTCGTTTCAAATTCTCTGTCGGGGTCAATCCACTCGATAGAAACACCACAAGGGACCCCCGCCCAGGTCCTCCCAGTGATTTGCAAATCCTTGAGGTACGAGTCATCAAGTGTGTACGAGGACGACTCTGGTCTTAGGAGCTTGAGCGCAATTTTTCCGTCTTTCCAGTACAACTTCCCGTCGATTATCTCGAGAATCGTCTTTATTGCGCGTGACAGGTCGTTGGACTCACGAACAACCAACGAAATGTATATCCCCTCGTTCTCCAAAATGTTTCCCGCCTCCACGAACGAGTCTCGGTCGATTAAATCTGTCGGGATTCCTAACAGGTAATCGTTCGTCAGAATGTCGAAGAGGATTTGCACGGGGTTCAAATGATCACCACTCCCGTACGGTAATTCACTCAAAGGTTGGACTTTACGGTATAAGTCAAATACTACGGTGAGGGGGTTTGGTGAGGTACCCAGGCAGAATGTACCAGCAAAGTAACACACCCCGCGGTAATTCAAGTCGTGTCCGAGTATCCCGTCCGTGGACACCTGAGTGTCGGTCCCCCAATACAACCTTCCGCTCATAAGCTTGCCGCGATCGTACTGGTCGCATCCACCTGACGACGGAAAAGTGTAGTAGTCCCCTGACCGTGTTACGTTCATTGTTTTGTGGACCCGCTCAACCTTATACCCATAAAGTTTGTCAACTGGCCCTAAGCAGAACGCGATACGGCTTACAAAGGAATAAGTGTAATAAACGCGTTCAGCTTTTGGCGCACTCATTACTTACCGCCTCCGCCTCCTACCTCTTCCTCGTGCCGGTGTTCTCTCCAGGAACTCTTGTTCGCGTCAATATAAATCCCACTGAGCAACGCTCTCCCGTACAGAATAGGGATAGTAGCGCCCGCGCGGTTCCTTTGCATGTGTCCCTCAGGGGCGAGCTCGTCCCCAACTTTTTCTCTGTGTTTAGTTCTTCCCGCCAAAAGATAATACAAACCAAAGAGAGCCGCATAAACTAGCAAAAAAAGCATTAACGCTCACACCCCCAGTCAAAGAATCTCAAGGTAGCGAGAAACCCCCGAGGACCTTGAATAGTGTCCGCACCTATTACCACCCCAAGATCGGGTAACGCCTCCACAACCAGGTTGTCGGGGAGCGAGATACGTATATGAAGCCTTCTTGTGGACAAGTTGAAAAGTACTTGCGCGTCACCACATCGAGTCGGGGCCTCTACAAACTCCGCGTAATCTTTGAATTTCTCTACCAGATAGTCGACGTCAATTTTTCCTCTTTTCCACTTCGAAGGTTCGTAAACCTCGCGCCAGTAGCCTTTAGGGAGTACACCCACACCTTCCATAACCAAAAGCGGGAAAGTCGTGCAGTCTGCAGCAACCTGCGGTGTCTTACCCCCGTAACGAAAAGGAGTACCCAGCCACTGCGAAATTACTTGCCAAAGTTTACAGTTAGCACATTTTGGCTTAAGAGGACCCACCACCAGTCTCTATCTCCCCAGTCTTTCCTCGGAAGACCATGTCTTCAAGGGGTGTGTAAGGAAACCCCAGGAAGTTCTCCTTGTTATTGAACTTGTTTTGACAAGTATCCAGAGTCTTGTCACATCCTGGATAAACAGTGCACGGATCACCAACTTCGGCACGTTTCAAAGGGAACTTAAGCGTAAGGGTTGTACCAGTTGAGGCCATGATCATTCTCACCTCACCTTGCGCGTCGATGTAACCAAACTGGAAGAAGTTATCGGGAATAGGTGACGGGACCGAAGGACCAGAGAACGTCACGTCAACGGTAACTTGAGAACCAGAAATGTGTGAGATTACACCCGAAACTCTGTAGTTCGCAATTAAAACACCACAACCTTGATCTCCGAGCAACCGTATGCAGCCCGCCGACAAACGCACACGGTTCGCCGTTCTCAAACCGGCGGCCATAATACTTTCCACAGTAAGAGTAAGGTAATGTGTGTCGACAGTCCACTTGGTCACTTTCCCTCGAAAAAGCGGAGACCACCCAGAACTGCTTACGTCAGCAAAAGTTACCTCCATTCCTCCAACCCTTCCTGTTAGCCAACTCAGTTCGTCTCGAACGGTATCGACGTTGAGTGCAACGGTTAGCTCTTGTCGTTTTTCCATTTCGTTAATCTCAAGTTGAGGTGGTTTACCGATAATGGGCTGCCATTCCTTCTCGTCGGGGGTAGTTATAGGTGCGTTCGTGAACACGTAGCGCTTCTCGTAAGTGCCGTAGGTTATGATGATCCCGTCAATCACACTTTCTCCTCCCAACCAACTTTCACAATACAAAATAGCTCGTTTTTGAACTCAAGCTCAAGCGTGTCGTCACTGAAGTAAGCATTGAGAACCAAGTGCACAGGAGACCCGGCTGGCAGATCGCGTTCGAGAGCAGGGTCAATCGAGATATTCACCACATCGGATTCGATCGATACTCCCGTTATGTTGACCAACTGAGTCGAGGTTCTATAGTCTATGAGCAACTGCGAGTACATCGAAGCGTAATTTGCGAACTCCTGCGGATAGCATTTGATGAGAGTTTCACCCGCAACGTGATTTTGCGCGGTGCGCAGATCAGCAGCCCATGTTGCGATTGTCACTTCGCGCCATCTACCCCTCGCGTAGTTGAACATGTCGATCAAGCCTCTCCAAAGTGATTTATCGATGAGGTAGTACTC